AAGCGAAGTAGTAGCCCTACAATTAACGACTCTCTGAAGCGCCCTCACCATGCAGTTTCAGAGAACAAGCAATTTTCACCTACCTGTGATTTAACACACGTAAGTGGTTTAGAGAAATACGAAAAGTTTAGAAAGTCTTTAAAACTTTTATTTGAACAACACCTTGACAAATTAAGTTCACCTGAAGCTGTAGTAGAATTATTACAAGCTCAAGGTGCAACTTTATCTGTTGAACATAAAATCCCTGTAATAGAGAACTTTTTCTCTCAAGAAGAAAAACCAGGAAAACCTGGTTTATATTCTGTAATGAAGTCCTTTGGAAAAGAAGCAACTAGCTTCTTTGATATAGAATTCTGGTTAGCCATGTTCTTTTGGCTTGGCGTAGCCAGGATATCTTATGCCTCTACAGGCAAAACCGATTCATCTATGTATGTTAATCTAACTAGGTTGTCTTATATAGTTTTAACATTGTTAATAATTTCTGTGACATTGCATGAAGTTGTTTACTTTGGTCAAGAAAATACCTTATTAGAAGGATTTTCAGATCTTTTCACTGGTCTCAAGAATGAGTGGAGTGATTTAGATGCCCAAAACTTAGATGATTTGGAAATGGTTATGTTGCCTCAAGGAGCAGGTGAACAAATCAAATATGCGACGTTTGGTATTATTGCCATTTTGTCGTTTTTTTCTGGTCTGAAAATAAAGAATGAAGCTACCGAAATTATTATTGGTTGTCTTAAATTTAATACTCATCAGACAGATAACCTTAGCTTTGTTTTGAAACAAGCTAGTCTTAAAGTTTCTGAATTTCTTGGAATGTTAGGACAAGAAACATTGTCTAAATATTTTTATGTAGATATTATAGATGATAGGCGAGTTACAAAGTGGCTTAAGGAAGCTAAATTCTTCTTAGCAGCTACAAGTACTGGCGATGTTGATAATTCCGCTTTTTACTCTGAAGTATATGGAGAGTTATTAAACGAAGGTAGGAAGATTTTGAA